TCCCTAATAAATTTTATTACATCTTGCATCTTACCGCTGTTTAGAAAAAATAAAGCACCAAGGGCACCAGCACCAAGAAGTATATTTTTTATCAAACCGAACAATGAATCAATACCCTTTTTTCCCTTGTCCTTTAAGAATCCACCAAAAGATTTTCTTAGTCCGTTGATACCACCAGAAACCTTTCCAAGCAAAGACATGTGCCGTGCATGTCGAGCTGCAGCATCGTTTTCTGCTTCTTTTGCAGCTGCATCTTTAGGTGTTTTACGACTATCTAACATAACACCCCTAAATCCATCTGTCAATTCAGACCCAAATTCTTTAAATCCCTCTTTAATTTCTCCACCAAATGATTTAAAATCCTCCATTGCTTTTGATGTAAAACTTTGTTGTTGAGCAAGACCAGATAATATTATTCGGTTATCTGTCAACATTAATGGTACATTTTTAAGAGATTTACTGGCACTCTCAAAAATTTTATTTCCCTTAATAGACAATGTTGCAATGTGTTTTAAAAATGAACTAGATTCTTTTCCTGCTATAGTAGTTTCTACTTGTTCAAGTAGTTGCTTTTTATAATATTTTTGGTCTACCTGTTCTTGATCATTAAGCTCTTTTGCGATTTTTGCTTGACTTTTTACTGAGGTTTCAGCTTGTTTTTTTTGTAGTGCAATCGCAACAAATTCTTCTTTAATGAATTTTACTGGATCAGGTTTACCCGCATCTATTGCTTGTTGACGAAGAGTTTCATTTACCTCTTGTAAACCTTTTGTTACATCTGTTAATGTTGCTTCAGCCATTTTTATTTATCCTATTAGTCAGTAGTCTTACTTTTGATATATGCTTCCTTACCAAAGAATGCGGCAACAATTGCTGCAACAGAAACAAAGTATGTTGGTGCCATGTTACCCAACACATTTGCAGCAACGTCTAATTTTAAAAACACAGATATCACAACTAAAGATGGATACAACAACATACCAAGTAATGCAAACCATGCCATCCAGCGTTGTGCATCTTCCTTTTTGTCCTCATTATCTAATCGCATCAACTTTTCGTCCATCTCAAGTTCCTCATCAGTTACAATACCATCACCATCAAGATCATACTTTTCATACTCACTACCCTTTTCTAACTTTTTTTGAGCCACTGTACTCTCCCAGATAGTTTTTTACTATTTATTGTTCTGTTTTGCTTGCTCTCGTTTTTCTTCCTCTAAATGTTCTATTAAAAGACCTACGTAAATTTCCCTCTCCCATGGCATCATATTTTCTAATTCAAATAAACTCCAATTGTGTTGTTGCAGTAAAACAAAAGATGTTTTGTAATAATTAACAACAGATTCATGAGAAAGGGCTAATCGAAAAAACTTTGGATACCTTCGATTACTACTTCACCTTTCTTTTTAGTTTTAGGGTTTGTTACCTCTACAGAGTGCTGCACCTTCGGCATAGTATCGAAGAAATCATTTAATTTTTCAAATTGATCTGTTGTTAAATTTTCAATAAATTCTTGCAATTCAGAATCAGACATGTCCACTTTATTATATACCTTTTCTCCATCATGAATTTCATGAACACATCTTTTAATCATTGAAAAAATATCATCAATATTATTTTGATTGCTACTAATATCTGTTACGTCATCAAGAGTTGGATATCTCATAATCATTTTGATATTATCAGTGATTTCTAGTTCATTAGTGTGACCAACTTTCATGTTTACGTTAATATCCCCTAAGTCAATAGTTTTATTAACTCTGGTCTCCTTATCATCAGGACATAATAAACTCAAGTCAACCTTTTCTCCTACCGATTTTCCCCTTATTCTTAAAAATAAATACTCGACATCAAAAATAGGAAGTTTTGATGCATCTACTTTCTCAAAAGTGCAGCTGTAAATAATTTCTGACAACGCATTTTTTATTTGTTTATCATCATCAGACTCAGAGGCCAAAATTAGAGTTTTTTGTTCTTTAACCAAGAAAGGTCTATATTTGATTGTCTCTCCAGTTGAGGGTTGCTCCAACTCATAGGTTGGAGTATCAAGCTTAGGTAGCGCCATAATTTTTCATCCTTTATTAATAATTAAATTCTAGGTCCAAGTTTGTTTAATACTCTTGGAATATTCCTAGTGATGTTCCTTTCAGCTGAGTTTATTACGGTCTCCAAAATTCTGTCACCGATACTCACTGCTGGATTTTGACTTTGATCCAAACTAGTCCAATACCTAAAAGAAAAGTTCACTGGTATTAATATTATCGCATCATTGGCATCATATGCGAGTGGTTGTGGACCTATAGTTTTTGGAAAAACTTCCCATAATTTAATACCGTATCTCCTTTGATTCTGCTTGTCCAAGACATACATATCTATCGAACCAATGTAATCATTGTAGTATCCAATATTCCAAGTCTTTTCGTCAAATGCTTGTCTCTGCCAATTTTCAAAAAACACTCTCTCTTCTAATCCAGAGCTTGACTGAAACTCTATAGCTATCTCATCTGCATAGGTAACACCTTCCACAATTTCTCTTGATGGCCCATATATGTTAGTGTCATCAGACGTTGCTAAGTTTCTGCCAGGTAAAGTTACACTTTGAGCACGTAAAGATATTTTTCTTATATCAGATTCTCTCTCCTTACCACCAAAAATGTTGGTAGCAATACTGCCCGAAAGTTTTGCTGGAGGGTTGATTAAGATTTCATACTTATTCGGTTGTGCATATCCGTTGTTATCACGAAAACCAGCAAGAACATCATTTAAAACACCAAATGCTGTGCCTTCTATAAAGTTAGGGATTCCGGCCATTAAATCATACTCCTAGAATCAGACCATACCTCTCTTGCAGTTGACTTCTTAAATCTTTGTACTGGTAAAAGAGTTGCAATCATAAATTCATCTGCATCTATTCTGCGAAACTGCGATTTTACTTGACCAGCTAAATATTTGTGTATGGTTGGTTTTACTAATTTTATATTCTTTACTTTCGCATATTCGACTATCAACCTCGTTCCCGCATCAAAGTCTGTATCATTGGAAAAATCTACCAACCTATCCAGTAACCTTATTCTCAGTGGGATAGGTAGATAGTGTAAATTGATACCAAGAAATCCATCATTATATTTTTCCAGAGGCAATACTAACGGAAATGTATCATAATACGGTAGTGTCTTTTTAAATTTTGGATCGTAGATAAACATATTCAATCTACCGTAAAAGGGATTATTGTTTCTCTTACCGTCACGAATTAAATCCAATGCGGTAGGTTTACCAAACTCACTAATCTTATCTTTATACCACTCTGTAGATTTTGGTCTACCTTTTGCTGCATCCAAAACACTCTGAATATATTTACTTTGTGCCATATTATTATTTATACTTGATGTTAAGATGATCCTCTGTTAATATTTTAAACTCCATATTGTTATTATTGCACCATTCAGTCGCATATTTCCATTTTGCTTCATTTACCCCCCAAGTTCTAACTTCACTAAACCACCTTTTTGTTTTTCTTTTGGGAGAGGAATCAGGCGGTTTGCACTGTTTTTTGGGTTTAACTTCTATGACAAACTTTTTTAGTCCTCCATCTGACTGTTTGACTTTAATATAGAAGTCTGGAAAGTAACGATGTATTTTACCGTCCCAAGGAGATAAATAGGGTATAATGATCTCTTCACTCCCCCACTCAAGTATATTTTTGTTGTTATCACAATATACCATAAATTTACGCTCCCAGAGTGAGCGATAAACTATGTTATGGTAATCCCCTTTATATTTCTCGGGATTTTGGGGAGTGTATCGACCTTTGTATGCCATGATGTATAAATACTTATAACAGTTTACGAGGATACTTAAAATGTCATCAGTGTTAACCCCAATCACAGGAGCAGTAAGATCAAATCTTGCTGGACTTGCTGGTAAAGCAGTTAGAGCTGGAACCAATCAAATTAAAAGTATTGCTGGTCTTAATAGAGAAGGTAATAATTCTCAACTTGCAACGCAATCATCCCTCTCCATGAGAAGAGGCGGAACTAATGTCTTAACTTATCCTATAAATGTAGACAGTGATCCTCAACAGGGTCACTACGTTCTCTTTGAAATTGAAGAAATTGATCACGGCAAGATTGCAAAAAATAAAAATAAGAAAGGTGTGTCTGACGTTCAACGTAAGATGGAACAAGAATACGGATTTGAAGAAGGAGATTTTGATCAATTTGGTATGGAGGGTGTGCCTTTTGGAGTAGACCCAACTCAAACAGATGCTCTTAACAGTGCAAATGGAAGAACAAATCGAAGCATTGTCATGGACAGGCTTCCCACTGTAAAACATCACACAACAATTGCACTGTATATGCCACCCTCTATTTCAGTGACATATGATGTGAATTATGGTGACAAAGAAATAACTGGTTTAGCTGGTGCGGTTGGTGATGCCATTGTAGCATTTATGAATACGCCAGGAAATACGGTTAGTAAATTACAAGGTGCCATTGATGCAAGTGGGCAAGGTTTCAATGAACTTGCTCAAAGTTTTGCCATGGGAACTTTAGACACGTTTGCTGGTGGCGCACAAGCTCTATTCCAAATCAGTAAAGGAAGTGTTATCACTCCAAGAATGGAACTGATGTTTGAAGGTGTCGGCCGAAGATCATTCACTTACACATTTGTGTTTATACCAAAAAGCTCTCAAGAAACTGATTTAGTAGAGAGAATTATAAAAATGTTTAAGACATACATGATGCCAGAATATAAAAATTCTGCTACGAGAAGAGAGATGCTAATTCCTGATATGTTTAACATAAAATATATGTATGGAAATGCTGAAAATAGTTTTATCAATAGAGTATCAAAATGTTTTTTAAAAAATGTTCAAGTAGAATACGGTGCAGATCGTTTTACTGCGTATGCTCCACATGGCATGATGGATGATTTTAGTGTTGGGGGCACTCAGGGAGCTCCTCCACAAAAAACTAAAATAACACTTCTTTTTAATGAAATAGAAACTTTAAGTCGCTCTCATATTGAACAGGGGTATTAAGAATGTATTTTGAAAATTTTCCTCTCATAATATATGATTCTGTGGGGGATGGTAATTTTAAAGTTGTAACTAATCTCCTAAAACGTGTTGCTTTAAGATCAAAGGTGCGAGCAAATACTTTGATATATGATACCTATGATGTTAAGGAGGGTGAGACGCCAGAGATGATTGCAGATAAACTTTATGGTGATTCTAATTTGCACTGGATAGTCATGTACGTAAATGGTATTACGGATAGATACCATCAGTGGCCTATGTCAACACCTCAGTTTTTAGCATTTCTTAATGACAAATATGACAATCCTGATGGCACACACCACTATGAAATAACGCAAACCTCTGGTAATACGAATCTGAAAATTGATATTGGATCAGATAACACCGGC